AATGAATCATCATTCAGATCACCATATGTGATCCGTTGTGCAATGTGAGTATCTGCAAAAACAATTTGTTCTTGTGCCAAATGGTCAGGTGAACCATTAGATGTTTCAGTATATTGAGCTGATTGCAATTCTAAATGAGTCTCGATGAGTTTGTAGGAAGTACTCATAAAATCTTCCAACAAACTTTGGTTTGTATTTTGTTTTGTTTGCGCAAGTGCAGAACCATTGTGCACCTCTACACTTATAAGGTACACTGGGGGGGGTCTAGTGCCTCTCAGCAAAGCATCACTAAAAAGTGACTTCGGGGAACGCCCGTGCGGAGATCGCGGTGATCCTATCATGAGTCTTTTGTAGACCGTATTAACTCACTAAGTAACTATCACCTTACGGATATATTTTGGTTTAATGGACATTATATCAGATGCCCGGAGGTTCCTCTAGCAAAGAGGACATCTTCCGGTAGGCCACACATCGATAGAATTATCAATGTACTCCTGCTTAAACTCCTCATACGTCGGAAATTCTGTGAAGAATGCATGTAAATTACACTCTTCAATTATCTCCAAAAACATATTTCGGTGCTCCTGAAAGATCTCTCTACCATGGAAGAAATACTCACGAAGCGCATTTTGCAAAATATCCACCGCATGTTGCTCCGCACACACCACTTTTGATGGTATGTGCTTGGTTAACATTTTAGCGATAGATTTCTCGTTCAATGCAGCTAAGTGACTTCCAACTTCTTCATCATATCTCCATGCCCTTTGCAAGAAAACAATATCATCCATATGTAGGAAAGGAACTGAGTTACTCTCCTTGTCAGCCATTGTATACTTTACACCAATTTTACCAAGAACTTCTTGGATAATAGTGTGATTATAGTTAACAATAGTTGAACTCACATTCATGACATCATCATCTCCATAGGTCATTAAAGCTACAAACTGCCTAAACAACTCCAAATGCAATCCCACCATGAGCCAAACATATCTCATATATAGGGAATGTGCAATGCAATTAATAATAACAGTCAAAGGGTGACCTGAGGGATTAGATCCCCAGAATTCAACCAAATCACCATTAAAATCACAAAGTGGAAATGCAACATCTTCTGCTAAACCAAGAATGACGATAATGTCCTCCTCGGGCCAGCCTGCATGTCGCAATAGTTGCACAATAAAGTTGAAAGCGCCCAAAATCCA